CTCCACGATCACCTCGTGGACCTGCCTCCACCTGGGGCGATCTTCCGCGAATTCCATGCGCCGACGGTAGGCAGCCATGATCAGCTCTGGCGATCGGTAGTACGCCATGGCGTGCTATGTCATGCTCGTGAGCAGCAAGGACCCCCGCGACCGAGGGCACGGCCCGGGGGCATGGCCGACGGAGTGGAGCGTCGACATGGGCGAGAGTAGACCCACACCCCCAGCCGCGGACCCGCCCGGGCAGGCCGGACTCAGTCCTCTCCAGAAGGCGTGGGCCGCCTACCAGCGCCACACCACTGAGTGCGATGACTGCAGCACCGTCGGCGGCGTCCGATGTGAGGACGCCGGCCGGTTATGGCGGGCGCACCGGGATCTGTGCGACGTGGCCTATGCGGCGCTGGCGGCCGAGCGGGACCATACCTCGCACTGAATGCCCGTTCAGTCCGCATCTGCCGCGTAAGCCCTGGCCGGTGCGTCGCCGCCGGTATTTGTCAACGCGCTGAATGTGTGGAGACGGTGCAGGTAATTGAAGGGCACACCTTCCGTTTACGCCGCCATGCGTGTTGAATCGCAGGCAGTGAGCGAGCGCTCGCTAACCGAGTGCGCCGCTGGTCACAGCTACCCCTGAAGGAGGTCGGTCACGTGGCACCTGAGAGCGTGAGCGATCAGCAGCAGATCCGAAAACTGCGGATCCCGCACCGCGTTCTCGTAGCGCTGGATCGACCGTCGCTCCATGCCGGCGAGGTGCGCCAGCTGCTCCTGTGACAGCTCCTGCTGCCGCCGTAAGTCGGCGATGCGATGTCCGAGGGCGACACGGCGTTGCATGACCCAGTCGGGTCGGGGGTTGCGGCGGGCTGGCACCCGTCACACGGTTCGGCCTCAGTGATCTTGTGTCAGTACCCAAATGGTCGCCAGTTGATCGTGAACGTGACTCGCGCGACGGACGGGCCTGCCTGCCGCGTAGAGAGTTTGGAAGTCCGACTGACAGGGTCCTGCGGTCTGGCATATGCCGTAGGTGTGCGGGTAGTGTCGCGTCGCTCGAATAAGTGTTCGATGAAAGCTTCGGGGCTGCGGATACCTGAACGCCGCAACCTCGATGGGTCTATCGCGGACCGGTTACCCCACGGTCATGCGGTGGGCCTGGGTGGGTGCTCGCCACTTGTTGGCTGCGCCTACCCGAACGGGTGAACCCGCGGGTCTCGCAGACTCGAAGGGGCACCCGTAAAGAAGCCAGGCCCGGCTCCCTCATCGCCTCGAAGGGCGGTCCCAGGGGGGCCGGGCCTGGCGTATTGGTGCGTCGCCTTGCCGCTAAGTCTGCCACTGGGAAACAAGTGGGAAAAGATCATGCGTTCACCTGCCTACACATGAGTACAGATGCGCACTCGGCTGGAGAGATTTAGCAGGTCAGGGCGCAGGTGCTTCGTAGACGCCATGGTCATCAGGGTGAGCGTCGGACAGAGCCGGAGTTCCAGAAGAACTTCGACAATTGGCGTTCTGTCAGCCCCTGACCAGGAGGGCGATCAACCTGCAGGAGCCGACTGGGAAACGAACGGGAAAGAGCTACTTCCCATCCTTGCCCCGCTCCTGCAGGCGCTCCCAGCGCTCCTGCATCGTCTTCATGATGGCCTTCTCCATCGCCGCTGTCACGCTCGAATACGTGCCCTCGACGCCCGGCACCTCGTGCCCCATCCGGCGCTCGACAGCGAACCGCGAGTGCCCGTCCTCGTCGAGCCACGCCTTGTGCGCGTGCCGCAGCAGGTACATCCGCTTGCCCTTGAAGCTGGGCACCTCAGGGATCGCCGGCCGTGGCCTGCGTACCCCGGGCCCGCTGCGCTCCGGTGCGCCGTCGGCGATGGGGCGCCAGTAGGCGGTATCGAAGGCGACCGATCCCAGGCAGCCCCCGTTGATGGCGGTGAAGACCCAGGGCTTGTCGTGCGACGCCTGCAGCTTCTCCAGCATGTCGGCGAGGAAGGGCGGGATCACCAGCGTCCTCGAGCTGCCGTACTTGGGCGGGAAGTACTGCAGCGAGCCCTTGAGGTGCTGCACCTGGCGCTCGACCCGGATCGCCGGCATCTTGCCCTCGGCCGCCCCGTAGCGCTCGGCGTCCTCCTCGTAGCGCTCCTCCTCGTCCGGGTCCGTCTGCGGATCAGACGCCGGCCAGGAGGGATAGCAGTACTCGCGGGTGAGGCCGTACAGCTCGCCGGGCCGCATGCCGGTGGTGGCCATCGTCCACACGAAGACGTAGCCGGAGTAGCCGAACATGATCTCCGCGTTCTTGGCGAGCTGCTCGACCACCTCGGGCAGGACGTCGCGCTTGCGCTCGCGGGTCGCCTTCTTGAACTTGCCGCGGCGGCGCTTGCGTTCGACCGGTGAGCTCTTGATGAGTCGGGGGACGGCGTCATCGAGGATCATCCCGAGGACCATCATGGTGTTCTTGGCGGTGCCCTCGCCGACCTTGCCGTAGATGTGCTTGCGGAAGGCCCGGTAGGCGATGACGTCGATGTCCCCGACGGCGGTCCGCTTGAAGTAGGGGCGGATGTGGGCTTCGACCTTGGAGCGGTAGCCCTTCTCGGTGAGGGGGCCGTGGTCCATCGCGGCGAGCCACTCGTCGAGCCAGTCGGTCATCAGGGTGCGGCCGTCGCGGTTGGGGACGTGGGTGCCCTGTCGGATCTCCGACATCTTGTCGAGGCCGTAGTCGTAGGCCTCGTCCTCGTCGGTGAACCCGCCCTTGGACTCGAACCGCTTGCGGCCGTCGTCGTGGTAGTCGCCAGACCACCACTTCACACGGCAGGTGCCGCCCCGCCATTCGGTGTAGACGTCGCGTGCACGTCTGGCCATGTCGCCCCCTTGCTGCTGGTGGCGCGGCGGCTCGGCAGGTACCCCTCCTGCCTCGCCTCCGCGTCGTCATGATCTCAGCTCGCCTGACCCAGAGGACAGTGCGGGCAGTGACCACATTCACCACCGAGGTCCCTCACCAGCTCCCGCATGGAGGCCCGTACTTCGGGGCTCTCGCCGGCCTGGCTCGGAACCACACAGACGATCCCTTCGCCGGTACGGGCCACAGTCCCGCCAAACTTCGGCCCGTAATCGACTATGAGCGCGCCTCGTTGCTGCATGGCTCCCCCTTATGTCGCCTGGTAGGGAAGCCTCGAAGGGCGTGACACGACTCTGCCACGTTTTGTTGCTGATGGGACTGGCTGGAACCAAGTGATATACGGAAAGTAAGTAACGGATCGGCAAAGAGAAAATGGTTGTACGCCAATCGGCTGAACTTGGGCTAGATAAGCCCGCGTTCGCGCAAGTCGCGCACCACCCGCTCGCTGATCTCCCGGATCTCCTCGGCTGTCGTCCCCTTCGTTGTGGCGATCAGCGCCAACTGCACGACACCCCGGGCCTCCTCGTCGATGATCTCCTGAGGGATGGGCGACTTCTGGACACTGGCGGCGTCGGCGTCCGCCATGTCCGCGACCGATACGGGATCGCCGCCCTCGAGCACCTTGAGGGAGCTGCCGGGGGCCCACTGCAGCAGGCCGTCGATCTTTACGTAGTTGGTTTCACGGATCTCGAGACCCTTCTCGACGCGTTGCCAGGTGCGGTTGGAGAGGCCGCCTGCCTTGGCGTTCTTGTCGTTCAGGGCAAGGCCGAGCTCGGCTCGGCGGCGCCTGGCGATGTGCGCTAGGCGCTCATAGTCGCGCTCCTGCGTGGGTGGCATGGGGTCATCTTGGCAGGACTGGCGGGGACCAGCCAGGACTGGGGGGCACTTCGGCCCAATCTCGACGTCACGTTTATGCAGGTCACCAGGCATGTGTCGGCATGAGTGGGCACTAGCTGCATCCGGATGCGCACAGATGCCTAGACATGGTGGGCATCTATGGGTAAGTTCTTCGCATGGCACAGCCCGAAACCACGTACCTAGTGGACGGGACGGCTATATGCACCAAGCGCATGCAAGCGGGGATGGAAGTCAACCAGCTCGCGGAAGCGGCGGGCATCACGCCCAGCTACCTGCGAAAGCTCGAACGCGGCGACCGCACCCGCATGAGACCTGGCAAGTACCAGGACCTCAGAGCCGCCCTGAACGCGAACGAAGACGAACTTCTTGTCCCCCACGACGATCCGCCAGAAAGGAAGTGACGTGTCTACCAAGCAGTCCCCGCGCACCCCCACCAAGCCGGAGGACCTCAACGCCCCGTTCTTCAGCATCTTGGAGGCGGCGTGGCTCCTGAAGTGCAGCTACGACACGGTGCTGCGCGCCATCCGGAGCGGCCGGCTCGGCGCCAGCCAGGACGTGCAGGGCGGCGCAATCCGCATCAGCCGCGAGGACCTGGACGCCTACTACGCCGACACCCGCATCGGCCCGCCGATCCGCCGCAGCGCCCGCCGCAGGCCGGCCCGCGCCGCCGCCTGACGCGGCAGCAAAGAGGCCGCCCCGGACGCGCATCCGAGACGGCCAGACCCACCCACACCATCCGTGAACAGAAGGGCAGATCGTGCCTACATCATCGCACCCCACCTCCCCGCTGATCGAGCCGCTCGGCTCGGACGTCACCGAGATCCACATCATGCCGGGGTTCGGTAACCGGCTGCAGGTCGTGTTCCACGGCACGCAGGGCATGCCGGAGGCCATGCCCGGCGCGGTCGCCTCGGTGACCGTGTACGGCGACGGCCGCATCTCCTACGAGCCCATCGAGGAGGCGACCGCATGAGCTACTTCAACGTCACCTTCTTCCTCGAGGCGAACGCCGACGCCCGCGGTGCGGGAGAGCCTCACCCGACGCTCTACATCCAGCCGGACGGCGGCCACACGGGATCGATCGGGCTGCAGATGAAGTCCTCGCTTTCCCCCGACGAGAAGGTGAGGATCGCGGAGTCCATCCTCTCGGGCGTCCAACGGTGGCGCGACCAGCTCATTGCCGACGCGGAGCGCCGTCGTACCGCGGAGGACGAACTCGCCGCAGCTCGCGAGGAGATCGCACGACTCAAGGCCGAGCGGGACGGCGGTGAGGCGCTGTGACTACCGACCTGTCCCGTCTGGACTTGCCGCTGCCCGAGGTGCAGGCCGAGGCCGAGCGCTTGTGGGCCGAGCGTGACCGCCGTATCGCCGCGCTTCGTTTCCGTCAGGCCGCGGGCCGGACGACGGACCCGAAGGAGCAGCTGGTGTACCGGCTCGACGCGAAGCTGATCCGCCACCCCGAGCTGCTGGCCACGGACAAGGACTACCCCGGGTTCGCCGAGTGGGTCGCCGCCCGCGAAGCCGACAACCGCCGCGCCAGGGAGGCGAAGTGAGCACCCACACCCTGACCCGCGAGGAGCGCACGGCCCGGCTAGCCGACCTGCGTGCCCGTGAGGCCGCCCGGAAGGTCGTCATCCGAGGCGTCCCCCTGATGGATCTCCCGCTGGAGCGGCGCGTCGAGTTCGCCATCTTCGACCCGGGCTCCATCACCCCGCGCGGTGACGACTACCAGGAGCCGCTGTACCGGTGGCAGGCCCGCGCGGTCACGGCCGTCCTCGACCCGGAGCCGGTTCGGTGAGCGCCATCACGTGGCCGCCGACGGCACCGACCGCCGACGACATAGCCGACCTGCACCACGGTCTCGCGCACGTCTTCGGTGACGACCCCGCCCTGTGGGACGCCGAGATCCGCGAACTCCTGGAACTCGCCCGCGTCACCCGCGAGGTCGCCACGTGACCGCCCCGGTGCCGACGTCCCGCACGTCGCCGATGGCCGGCCTCGTCAACGCCATGGCGCGGCTCTACATCCGCCGCGCACGTCCCGTCATCGCCGAGCTGGAGGCCGCGGTCGTCGCCGCCACCGAACGCCCCTACGCCGACCGCACCCGCGCCAGCTACGAGGCCAGCCTCGCCGCCGGCTACATCGACCTCACGTTCCTGGAGACATCGTGACCACCGCACCCGAGACCTTCCTCGGCGTCGCCGTACCCGAGCAGCTGAAAAGCCAGTGGCGCACCTGGGAAGCCGCGGCCTGGCGCCAGCAGCAGTACCGCAACACCAACCGCATGTACCCGCCGGATGAGCGGTTCAACGTCAGCCCCCCAAACGGCATGTGCGAGACCCACCGTCAGATGTGGCTGGACTACCGCAACATGCACTTCGATCCGCGCACGGGCAACCGCTGGCCCGGCAACCCGGGCTCCCCGTTCACCATCGTCGGCCACGACCTCGGGCAGGTGCTAGACGAGCGCCGCGTCGAATGGGACGAGAAGGCGTCCGACCAGATGCGGCAGATCGAACGCATCTGCCTGGCGGGCGGTTCCCCTCAGTGCACGCCCCGCGAGGAGACGGCCAAGGTGCGCATTCTGCCGACGGCACGCGCCGCCTGGCCCGTTGAGATCCTGCAACTCCCGCAGGAGGCGTCGTGACCTACATCGGTATCGCCCTCTGCGCCGGCACCCCGTTCCTGCTGCTCTTCGCCGAGCCTGTCATCGCCTGGCTGGACCGAAGGGGGCAGCAGTGAGCATCGCCATACCCTCCCGGGCCGCCGGCCGCCACAGTCGCGCCAACGCGGACGTGCGCGCCCGCCGCGCCGAGGCCGACAACGCCGTACTGATCGCCGTCGTCGAGGATCTGGAGCGGGCCGCGCACGCCGCGCTGATCCGCGGCTGCCAGGACGCCATGCTCATCGCCCAACAGCGCGACCAGCTCGCCGGGATGGCCGCCCACTGCCGGGAGCTGACGCACAAGACGATCCGCGCCCAGGCCGAACAGAAGCGGCTGCGGCAGGCCGTCATCAACGCCCGGCCGCGGATCCGCGAGGTACCCACCGACCTGGTCCGGCCGTACTCGCCAGTCGTCGTCCTGCCCTACGTGTCCCCGGTCGACAGCCCGGCCGCCTGAACTCGCCGGCCCGGCGGTGACCCGCCCCGCCAGGCCGGCGCCGCAACGCAAGAAGCCCCGAGCGCGGCAGACGCCCGGGGTTCCACCACCAGCATCCCACGGAGAAGAGATGCCCCAGATCAGCTTTCCCCTCGACCAGGCGCACCAGGCACTCGACGAGTTCCTGAACGGCATGGACGCCGTCGACAGCCACGGCAACCGGTACAGCCGCAACATCTACGACGGCAAGGACAACCGCCTCGCGGTCATCCTCAGCGACAAGGAGTACCGCGACCTGTTGAACGGCTACCACGCCTGGCAGGACTCGCAGGAACCGGTGGACTCCCCGGACCTGCCGCCTGGCTACCGGCCGTACATCCACTCCCCGAACGGCACCGAGAACAGGCTCCTCCCGCACGAGCCGCTCCACGCCCCGCTGGCCCACGCCATCTACGCCAAGGAGTTCGACGAGCTTGAGCAGCGTGAGCAGGACCGCGTCATCGGCGTCGCCATCGCCTGCCTGCTGCGCACCACGCTCGACCCGGACACGCAGGGCGCCGTCCCGATCCTGATGTTCAGCCACGACGTCGACGACCCGGAGAACCGCCAGTACTGGCAGCTCGCCTACAAGACCGACGTCAACGGCCTGTTCCTCCGCGGCACCGGCAACGGCTTCTTCGGCGAGGAATGGGCGATCGTCACCGGCTCCGGCTGGCGCCTCGCCTCCGGCTGGCTGGTGAAGGACGACGCCGCCCGGGCGGCTGCAGCAGTCGCCCGCGTGCTGCCGTACATCGACTGGATGTCCGCGGACGCCTCCAACTTCACGGAGAAGTCGAAGGCGGCGTTGAAGGCGACGATCCGCCGCTACCACTTCGCCGGCCTGCGCGAGGACAAGCCCGAGCCCGAGCCGCTCACGGCCGAGACCGCCAACGCCTGACCCACAGCCACACACCCGCCGACGGAGCGTCCATCCCCCTCGCGCTCCGCGGCACCCAGGGCCCGCCGTTCGCGGCACCCCCTCCGCAACGGCGGGCCCTCCAATCCGTGCACCCGAAAGCAGGTCTCATGAGCATCACCGACCACCCGTATCCCGCGCCCGACGGGATCCTGCTCGGCCACCTCACCCCGGGTACGGCCGCCTGGGAGGAGGCCCGCGCCGGTCTCTCCATCACCGCCACCGAGATCGCCGCCGTCGTTGGCCTGTCGCCGTGGCAGTCCCGGTTCTCCCTGTGGCACAAGAAGGCCGGCCTGCCGACCCCGCCGTTCGAGATGACCTCGGCGATCGAGTGGGGGACCCGGCTCGAGGACGCGGTCGCCCAGAAGTGGGAGGACGAACACCCCAGCCAGCTGGCTGCCCCGGCCGGCACGTGGCGGCACCGCGACCGCGAGTGGCAGCGAGCCACCCCCGACCGGCTCATCTACCCGCAGCCGGGCAGCGAGTTCGAGATCGCCGACCACGCGGACGCCCTGCTGGAGGTGAAGACCAGCCCGTTCGGTGACGAGTGGGGGCCGTCGGGCAGCGACACCATTCCGATCCACTACCGCTGCCAGGTCATGTGGCAGATGGACACCCTCGGTCTCCACCGCACCGAGTTCGCCGTCCTCATCTCCGGCCACGACTACCGCGAATACACCGTCGACTACGACGAGGACGAGGCCCGCATCCTCCGCGACGCGGCCGAACGCTTCCTCGACGACGTCCGGCGCGGTGTCCGCCCCGACATCGACGGCGACACCGCCACCTACCAGACGATCCGCGTCCAGCCGGACGGCCTCGAGGACCGCGACGTCGAGATCCCCTTCGGTCTCGTCTGCCGCTGGGACGACGCCTACGCCGCCCTCGCCAAGGCGTCCGCCGACCTCACCCAAGTCCGCGGCGAAGTCCTCGACCTCATCGGCAACGGCCGCCGCGCGGTCTGCGAAGGCCGCCGCATCGCCTACCGCACCGTCCGCGACGGCCACACCCACAGCCTCAACCCGTACTCCAGCAAGGACGCAGCGTGAACCAGATCAGCAACGCCATCGCCACCCGCGACAACGGACCCGAGGCCATCGTCCGCCAGCACAAGGACGACCTCACCCTCGTCCTCCCCTCCCACGTCAAGGGCGAGACGTGGATGCGCCTCGCCTACGGCGCCCTCCGCTCCAACAAGCAGCTCATGCAGGCCGCCACCCGGAACCCCGGCAGCCTCATGAACGCCCTGCAGGAGTGCGCCCGCCTCGGCCACGAGCCGGGTACCGAGGCTTACTACCTGGTCCCGTTCGGCAACGAGGTCCAGGGCATCGAGGGCTACCGCGGAGTCGTCGAACGCATCTACCGGGCCGGCGCCGTCAAGGCCGTCAAGGCCGAAGTGGTTTGCGCCAACGACCACTTCGACTACAGCCCCGACATGGACCGGCCCATCCACAAGCCCACCTACTTCGGCGACCGCGGGCCCATCGTCGGCGCCTACGCCTACGGCGTCTTCCACGACGGCTCCACCAGCAAGGTCGTCGTCATCGACCGCGCCTACATCGACAAGGTCCGCAAGGAGTCCAAGGGCAGCAACAGCCCCACCAGCCCATGGGTGAAGTGGGAAGAGTCCATGGTCCTCAAGACCGTCGCCAAGCGCCTGGAGCCGTGGGTCCCGTCCTCCACCGAGTGGCGCAAGGAGCAGCTCCGCGCCGCCGCGGAAGTCGCCGCCGAGCGCACCGACACCGGCCAGCAGCCGGCCGTCTACCGCGCGTCCGACTCGCGCGACGACTTCAACGACGACGAGCCCGTTGAGGGCGAACTCGTCGACTAGCCCGCACAGCGGAGGCCGCCCGCGGGCAGTGCGGGCGGCCCCATCACCCGACAAGGAAACCACGCCATGCCTGAGCTTCTCGTCCAGATCGGCGGCCAGACGCTGCCGCTCCGCTCCTGCCACTGGGTCCTCTTCGGCCCGAACGACTGCGCCTACGCCTCCGAGTACGGCGACGGCGCCAGCAACGCCGAGCAGGCCCACACCAACTTCACCCCGCGCCAGCGGGACCGGGACCGGCAGACCCGGCAGGGCTTCCGCATCGAACTCCTCAGCAAGGAGCAGTGGCGCGAGCAGGCGGGCCCGTGCTTCTACGGCACCTGCAACCACCGGCCGCTCCAGGCGCAGGCGGTGGCGTCATGACCCAGCTGCAGATCCCCATGCAGCCCGTGCAGGGCACCGTCTCGGCGGCGGCTGGCGAGGCCGCGAAGGAAGCCGGAACCGCCCGCGCCCGCAAGCACACCCCGCCCGACTGGGCCACCGCCGTCCAGAACGGCATAGCCCTCCTCGCCAAGCGCGGCGTCCCCTTCCAGGCCGCCGACCTGATCCGCGAAGGCCTCGTCGACGAGCCCGAGCACCCGGCCATGTGGGGGCCCCAGTTCGGGATCGCCGCCCGCGCCGGAGTCATCGAGCACGCCGGAGTCGTCCCGTCGACCCGGGCCACCGTGCACAGGAGCCTCTGCCGCCAGTGGATCGGGACGGCCGCCTACCGGCAGGCGGTCGCCTGATGCTCGACCAGCTCCAGCAACTGCCCGTCGGCGCGATCTTCCCCCTGATCTACGCCGCCCTGATCGGTGTCGGCCTCGGCCTCCTCTGCAGCGGGAGGCAGCGATGACCGGACCCGCCTGGGCCGCCCTCCTGGTCGGGCTCATCGTCTTCTGGCCCGCCACCTGCGAACTCACCCGCCTTGGCCGCCGGGTCCGTGCACGACGCGACATCCGCCGCCTCGAACATCCCGCCGACCACCCCCGCTACAGCCACACCCCGGCCAGGAAGGAGACGCCGCAGTCATGACCACCGATCACATCGCCCACTACGCCTGCTACCGGCGCGGATGCCGCCGCGACGAATGCCGCACCGCCGACCGCATCTACCGCAAGCAGTACGAGCTTCGGCGCCTGAGCGGCATCCCCTCCCACATCCCCGGGCCGGTCGTCGCAGCCCACCTCCGCCTCCTCATCGACAGCGGCCACACCATCCGCGGCATCTCCCGGGAAGCCGCCGTGTCCGAGCGGGCCATCAACTACATCCTCAACGGCCAGAAGAAGGTCACCCGCCCCAAGGCTCTCGCCCTGCTCACCGTCCGCCCTCTCAACGAGGCGCCGCGCGTCGACCCGACCGGCACCATCCGACGCATCCAAGCCCTCGCCGCCATCGGCTGGCCGATCGTCTGGACCGCCGAGCACACCGGCTTCCACCCTTCCTACCTGTTCAACATCATCGCCGGTCGCGTCCACACGATCCCCCGGCACGTGGCGGACCGATTTACCGCCATCTACCGGGAGTACAGCCACCAGGCCGGACCTTCCGTCTTCACGCGCAGCGTCGCCCGCCGCAACAACTGGCACGGGCCGCTCTCCTGGGACTGCATTGACGACCCCAACGAGCAGCCCGAGCAGGCTGAACCCTACGAGCCGGCCACCAAGTACGAGCGCGACCCGGACAAGCGGGCCGAGATCGAGCACCTGTACCTGCTCGGTGAGTCCGTCCCGTCGATCGCCAAGCAGCTCGGCAACAACGAGAAGTACATCAGCGACCAGCTCAGCGACATCCTCCGCCAGCGCGCGCGGCGGGCCAAGCAGAAGACGACCAAGGAAGGATTGGAGGTGGCCGCCTGATGTCGCGCCCGTCCAAGAAGTTGCCCCGCACGGCCACGCATCGGCCGGCCGTCAAGCGGCGTCGGTTCCGTCACGACGAGTACGTCGCGGTGGACTTGTTCTCCGGCTTCGGCGGTCTGACCGAAGGCATCAGGCGCGCCGGATTCACGACGATCATGGCCGCGAACCACAACGAGTACAAAGTCCAGGTCCACGAGGCCAACCACTCCTACGCCGAACACTGGATCGCCGACCTCGTCGACCCCGAAGCCTCCGACTACCACTCGGTGCGCGACCTCCCCCCGGCCGATCTGCTGGTAGCCGGCGTCAGCTGTGTCAACCACTCGCAGGCCAACACGCTCAAGGCCTACGCGCAGGGCCTGACCCTGTTCGGGATGGACGACCCGGAGTACGAGGCCAGGGTCACCCGCTCGGAGCGAGACCGCGCCACAGCGAACTGCGTCCTGCACTACGCACAGACGCACCGGCCGCGGATGATCCTCGTCGAGTGCACGACCGAGCTGCAGTCGTGGGGCCCGCTCCTGCCGGGCAGCAAGAAGATTGGCGACGGCACCACGTACCGGTGGTGGCTCAAGCAGTTCGACCTGCTTGGCTACAACGTCAAGGTCCTGTTCCTGAACTCCCAGTTCTTCGGTGTTCCGCAGTCCCGGAACCGCGGCTACTGGGTGTTCGTCGACAAGTCCCTGCCCATGCCGGACCTCGAGCACCGGCCCGTGTCCCGGTGCCACCGGTGCGACAAGGATGTGGAAGCGGTTTGGACCTGGCGCACTGGGATCCCGCCGACCGGGAAAGTCGCCTACGGCGAACAGTACGAGTACCGGTGCCCGTCCTGCCGCACCGCGGTCGTCCCGCCCATGACCCCGTCGATCACCGCGCTTGACCTAACCGACCTCGGCACACGCATCGGTGATCGGCCGATCAAGACGTTCAAGGACGGCCACCGGGGCCAGTTCGCCGCGTCGACGACCGCTCGCATCGAACGCTGCCGCCAGAAGTTCGCCGACTTCCCGGCCATTCTCATGCCCGCCAAGGGTGTGCACGGTTCGGAACGGCTGCTGTTGCAGCCGATGGCAACACAGACCAGCCAGCAGGAGACGGCGATCCTGTCGACCGGCCAGGGGCTGTGGAACGAACCAGCGCTCGCGCTCGCCGTCGACAACTACCAGGGCGCACCGCGCGGCGCCGGTGAGCCGCTGCCCACACAGGTCGGCTCCGAGACGCTCGCGCTGGTGACCTCTGGGGTCATCCCGTACCGCAAGCACACCGTGCCCGCGGTGCACGCGGAGCCGATGCCGACGTTCACCTCCGAGCAGATCCCCGGACTGCTCACCGCGGCCGGCTGGTTCAAGCAGAACGGCTCCACGGGGACCGAGACCGCCGCCCACCCCGTGACCGATCCGCTCGGCACGCTCACGTCCCGGGACACGACGGCACTCCTCACCGCCGCCTGGGGCCCCGTGCTGTCGCAGATGCCGTTCGAAGAGTGCTTCTACCGAATGATGGCCGCCCACGAGATCGGCCGCGGCTGTGGATTCGACGTCGACTTCCGCGACTACACCGGCACCTTCATCGTCTGGGGCACCGCCCGTGACCAGGTCGACGGCTTCGGTAACGCCGTCAGTCCGCAGGTCGGCACCTGGATCGGGGACAGGCTGCGGGCCGTCCTCCACAGCCCCCAGGACCGCGACACGACGGCTCTCGCCGCGTGACCGCCGTGCCGTGCCGGCCGCGCAACCGGCCCTGACCAGCAGCACACCAGCCACCACCAGCTGTAGCCGCAACACCGAGAAGAGGCAGACGTGAGGATCCGGCACACCAGGCTGACAAGGGACTTCCTCCAAGTCCCCAACGCCACCGTGCGCGACGACCGCCTGAGCCACATGGCGCGCGGCATCCTCGTCGAGCTGCTCAGCCGGCCCGACGGCTGGGAGGCCACCGCCGACGACATGTGGCGCGCCTCGGTCGCCAAGCACGGCAAGAACAGCCCCGGCCGACGGGCCTTCCGGGCCGCCTTCGCCGAACTCAAGGAACACGGCTACCTGACCGCGAACCGAGAGCTCCTGGAGGGCGGCAGGTACGGCACCGTCCTGACCCTCGCCAACATTTCCGCAGTTCAGCCCGACGTACCACCGTGTGGTACGTCGGAGCGACCTGGACAAACGGACGTTTCCGCAGGTGGGACCGACGTACCACACGGTGGTACGTCGGAGGGCTCCACCGACGTGCCACATGCTGGTACGTCGGAGCGACCTGCGGAAACAGGTGAAAGCGCAGATGGCACCGACGTGCCACACGCTGGCACCCCGGAGCGACCTGCGGAAACAGGCATCCGCGCAGTTCGCACCGACGTACCACACGCTGGTACGTCTCTTAAAGAACACGGTGAGAACACTAGGAAGAACACTTCATCTACAGGTGACGCCTCCGTCCGCGAGATCAGCAGCAAGAAGACGGACCACCACCTCGCCGCCTTCGGTGCCTTCTGGAGCAACTACCCGAAGAAGAAAGACCGCGAGGAAGCCAAGAAGGCGTGGATCGCGGCCATCGAGCGCGGCGTAGAGCCGAAGCGCATCGTCGACGCCGCCCAGGCCTACGCCCGCGAGCGTGCTGGCAAAGACCCCCAGTACACGAAGTTCCCGGCCAACTGGCTGAACAAGGGCTGCTACGACGACGAGCCCGACTTGCCTCCACTCCGCGCTGTTTCCGGCGGCTGGACCGCACCGAACCGCCCTCACCCCGCCACCGGCGCTTCCGCACCCGCGCCCACCGCTGAGGACTACGAGAAAGCGAAGCCCTTCTGATGACGACCGCCGACGAACGGCGAGCCCGCTACGACGCCGGACAGGCCGCAGCCCGCGCCGAGATCCGCGGCCAGAGCCTCGACCGCTACCTCACCCGCCGGCCCGCCGCCTTCGCGGTCGACGGCCCCACCCACCCCGACGTCAGCCAGTGGATCAACTCCTACCTCGACGGCTCCCGTGCCTCGCTGTTGCTGCTCGGCACGCCCGGCACCGGCAAGACCTGGCACCTGTGGAAGATCGGCGAGACGTTGATCCGCCGCGGCTGGTTCGGCCGCTACTACCTCGTCAGCGACTTCGAGTTCAAGGCCGCCGCTGACCGGCCGGCCAACCTCGACAAGCTGCAGGCCTGGCGTGAGGCCCCGCTCGTCGCCCTCGACGACCTCGGCGCCACCCAGCTGTACCCGTGGACCGTCGACGCCATCGCCCAACTCATCGACGTCCGCTGGCAGAACCAGCTGCCCACGCTGATCTCCACCAACTTGCCGACGCTTGAGCCGCTCGGCCCCCGCACGACATCCCGCTTTGCCGACGGCGGATCCACCTTCATCAAGTTCACCGGCACCGACTTCAGGAAGGCCTCATGAGCCACGACTTCGACGAGCCGCTCGCCGACAAGGGTGCGCCCCCGCCGTTCGACCTTGACGCCGAACGCGCCGTCCTCGGCGCGATGATCCTCTC